CCCAGCCTGCAAACCAAATCCCCACCGCTTCTTCTTCGGTTTAACAACCACCGAATGATAGATGTCATTCGTCACCGTCTGATACACCGTCTTAGGAAATACCTGCAAACTATCCAGCCGAGGGTCTACATATCCGCTCACCACAGCCCGATACGAGCTGTCTCTATATACCACTTGTCGGCGATGGAGCAAGGTATCACCTATCCGTGTCGTGTCATCCGGTACGAAACGCCAGAACACAGCCATCGGTGCAGAGATAAGCATCGTATCTACCTTGACAACCGTCTTTATCTTCGTCTCTACACGAACTTCAGCCGGAGGCTGCTCATGCGGACGGAACCAAACCACTATACAAGCAATTGCCAGCAGTACAATTAATATCCACGGTAACTTTTTCATTCCTCGAATCTCAAATCGTTTATACGGTTCATCCACCCCCGTTTGAATTTATTGTTCGCCGGACGAGAACGGCATATATCCTCGATGAAATCGAACCGTGCAATCTTAATCATGTCGAACAACTCACGCGGGTTCCTGGCATTCACCGCAGCAATGGTCTTAGGACCTACTATTCCATCCACAGTAACACCAAGCAAGCGTTGAGGTATCTTTATTCCGTGTGCACCGGATGCCCACACCCAATCAACCAATATATTAGCAACTGATTGCGATTTAATCTCGTCAGCTTTCCATCTGTCCCAATAATGTGGCTTGAGCACCCGGTTAACGACATCCTCACGGGTAAGCAGACGCAGGTCATCCACGTCTATATCACCGTCACCGTCCTTGTCATAGCCGCATGACTTCCACGTACCGATAGTCACACCCATATTCGTAGCACCTCCAAGGTCTGCCGGGTCATTCACGAAACCGCCTTCCCATTTGAGAATCCACGGCGCTAATTTATACACATTCACCATTCTTATTTTCCTCCTTGATTTTTGGTTTTACATAAAAATACAATATATTTGCAAACGCCTTTGTTTAAACTTTAAGTTGTGTAGTATTAAGGGAAAGGGAGTCGTTGTGAAACACCTTCCTTTCCGCGAATCAGTAGCCGTTTTGCGGTTCTCTGTCACCGCATTTCTTCCTCTCACACCGTTTAAGCGCCAGTTCCAGTTTCAGGTCAGAATTAGTCTCCTTCAGTGTAAACAATTCATCCTGTGCCTTACGGAGCCGGTCAGTCTGCTCCACAAACCGCTGTTCCTTCTCCGAAAGCTGCTTCTGCAGGAACTCGTTGTACTCCCGTAAAGCCTTGAACTCCTCAACATCCGCATGGGCATCCTCAATACGCGCATTGGTCTTGCGCGACATCCACCACTTAACAAGCTGCTTGATGCCCTCGATGCCACCGAGTGCGGTCACCAACATAATCCAATCATTCATTTCCATTTCTCCCGGTTTAACAATCGATACAAATTATAAGCACCCCCACATAAGCACAAGCAAACGCTGCCATCTCCGCCCAGAACAGCCATTTCCGGTATCTCAACATGATAACAACGGCTATCGGGAAAGCAACCGCAGGCAAGTACCACATACCGGAGAGACAAACCCAAAGAATTGTAGCTAATCCGGCTATTACTGTCCCTGCATAATGTACTTTGCTCTGAAATTCCTCCTTGAACAGCGGGGCTGTCCCGACGAACATCAGCCCACCGCAAGCAAGAAATGCCAAACATTGCAGGTTCTCCGATGAGCATTCAATCCACACCGGCATAAGCAGCATGGCAGGAACAACCATCGCCGCCTGAAACAGCCACGCCGGGCGGTTCCGTTTCTTCAGTTGATAGTAGGTGTCAGAGAGAGACCAGGGCACTCCGCACACTCTCACCGCATACATTATGTACATAGTGAGCAAAAACAGCGACATAAAATATAAGTAAATCATAAGCCATCAATTTAAAGGTTGAACACTAATTTTTCAGGATAACCGGAAGTGTAATCATACGCTCCGACCTCCTCTTTCGTAGCAAGTCCCATAACCGCGGCCAGATGTTCCTGCGTGGCATTATAGCATTCCAGGGCATACAGTTCCAGTGCGGCCAGCATCTGCAAGGCAAGAGGAATGGGGATTACATACTTCACGGTATCATACCACAGCACGGTTGTCTCCTTGCCCGCAGCCTGCTCGATAGTGATTGAGTTTGCCAGTCCTACCCGCGTATCCTTGTCAAGCCACATCCGCTTGCCGCCAAACGTAAAGGAATTCACGGCATCGGACCCGTCGTAAACAGCAATTTCATTGACCTTCGCGCTCTTCACACCCTCCAAAGTCGGCTCATAGGGAGGGATTAATTCACATTCAAGAATTTCCTTTGCAGACGCTGCCGGATGGGTTTCATAAAATGCTTTTTGTTCCGCATTCAACGGTACCCAGGCTCCATTCAGGTAATCCTCATAGGTTGTACCCACTTCATAGTTTCCGTCCAGTTCAAAATCAAGACGGACAACTTTCTCCTCTGAATAAATATGTATATATTGCATTATTGTTAAAGCCTATTTTTATTCATTATGATAAATCGGTAATTCGCTCTAATACCTGATGTAAGCGGTGCTGTATTTATTTCAGTAAATGAGCCCAAATAATCCGAAGATTTGAACATACGATACGGAGAAGAACTTTCCTGTGCTATCGCATACTTTCCGTCAGACGACAGCCCCAAAGCAAAGCTATTGCCAATAACGGAATGTTTCAATGCCCAGGTTTTTCCGTAATCAGCGGATATACGTGCACCGGAATAAGAGTACCCCCCCTCTATAACCATATATTTCCCGTCATAGGATACAGCCAATGTACGGGCAGAGAAACTCGAATCGGTAATTTTAGTCCACGTCTTCCCATAATCCCCGGAATAATAGGCATAGTATAACTTTGATGAACTCTCCCTGTTGCAGCAACACAACATGTATTTGCCGTCACCGGAAATGGCAATCTTTGTGATAGGCCCCCTGAATATTTCACTGCTGAAAGTTTCTCCATAATCGAAAGATATAAACAGCTCATGGGTAGTATAATAGGGAGAATTTGACGCATATGCCACTACGTATCTGCCGGAATGGGACATTTCCACCCCCATGAGAGGCACGGTATTGTCTTTTAATCCATTAGAGACCCGCCATGTTTTCCCATAATCCCCGGAAAGCATCAAATCATATTTGTTATTGCTATTCTGACACACAATAGCGACCAGATTCCCCCTGCCGTTGCAGGCTATCGAGTACACGGAATAGCAATTATCAGGCTTGAAAGGTTCTGCCGTCTCCAGAAAATCCGTAGAACGCAATAATCCCACATTTGCCATATAGCACGAGCAATAGATATGCCTGCCGTCTCCGGACATGGCTATCCTCGTTCTATCGTTGCTGAAAAAGTATTCGTTTACATTAGGAAGGTCGGAAGGTTGTCTTCTGGTCCATGTCATCCCACAATCCTTGGAAATATCTATTAAGGCTCTACTGTCGGAGAATGCAATCACATACTGACCGTCCTTTATATTATTGCTTCGTCTTTTTAATACACTCATAAACCTTAGTCCCTTGTTTTTACGGATATTGAATAGGCGCCAGCGGCATAGCACCAGATACTAATCTCAAAGATATCTCCAGCGGAAACACTGATTGAAGTACCGGACATCGAAGTGAACGCGCCGGTATTGGGTATCGGCTGTGTGAATGCCGCCGATGCGACGCAGCGGATATACAAGTCATTGCCCACTGACATTCCGGAAGCAAGGCTGATGTTCGTGGCAGAACCCAACCTTGCAGTGATACTTCTCTTGGAAATTGGCAGGGAGGCCAGTGTCGTGACCGTATTCGCACCGGTGACTGTCGGGTCACCGACACCTTGCGGCCCTTGTGGTCCTTGCGCACCAGTCGCCCCTTTAGGTCCAGTAGCTCCGGTAGCACCCGTAGCGCCTTTTGCTCCGGTAGCACCCTTCAGGTTCTTGAAAGCAAAGGAAAAGGTTCTGGCCAATGCGGTACCACCGAGAGAAACGGTCACGGAGGGCGTACCGATGTTGGCGTCAACCGTAGCAGTAGCACCAGTAATACTGGCACTTGCACCTGCTGCACCCGTGGCACCGGTAGCGCCTTTTGCACCCGTATCACCTTTGTCTCCTTTATCGCCCTTTGGACCTTGTATTCCTTGTGCACCAGTGGCGCCTTTTGCACCAGCAGGACCGGTAGCACCAGTATCACCTTTTACTCCTTGCGGTCCTGTGGCACCGGTATCACCTTTCATGCCCTGTGGACCTTGTACGCCTTGAGGACCTTGCGCTCCCGTATCCCCCTTCTCGCCTTTATCGCCCTTTGGACCTTGCAATTGTCCTTGACTTTGCCAATCACCGTTATACCAGGCATAATATGTATAAGGCAATGCAGTTCCAACGGAATAGAAACCAGTGATGTTTGCCCCGTCAGGTACAGCAGTCTTTAAGGCATCAAGCGTATCGTAACGTCCAAGAAGGGTGAATGTATCTCCCGGCTTGCCTTTCACATAGATATCCGTCTTAACGTATTCTTTAGCGCTCTTATCCCATTGGTATACATAGTGGTCTGCACCGATGTAGGTAGGATGTTCTGCCGTATCAGTAGCATTCGCAGTAGCCGTCTCCGATTCCTGCTTGAGGGCAGCAAATTCAGTGACACGGGTACTTTCAGCATTTACGCGTCCGGTCTCAGACGTCTGTCGGACCGCTTCAGCTTTGCCTCGCTCTGTCTCTGCCGTTTTCCTGAGACCTTCGGCTGTCACACGTTCCTTTTCGGCATTGATACGCGTAGTTTCAGCAGATGCGCGGGTACTTTCAGATGAAGCACGCTTTGTCTCAGCCGTTTCACGGGATTTCTCAGCTTCCTTGCGTGCGTTCTCCACTATGACACGCTCCGCTTCGGCTTTGCGCACTTCCTCAGCAGCTTCCTCAGCAGGGGCAGACAGCAACTCAAGCGGTGCCTCGACCACCGATTCTTCCATACCGGCAAGACGGAGGGCGGGCAGGCTCACGATATCGGCCAGCGAATCGACAATCTCCACATCGCCCACACCTTGGGAGCCGACAAGAAGGGCTTTCTTCACCTCCTCTACAAGCTGGTTGAACTGATTTGATTCCAATACCATAATTTTCAGAATTGATTTAAGATGGCTGGATGACGTTCAGTTGGTTAATTACCGCACGTTTCACGGCAGCTATGAGCCGCGAGTTCTTCACCACAAGTTCAAGAGCCTTGCAATACTGTTCCGGGATTTCCACCGCATCTTTCGAGTAGTAGATTTCCCGTGCCAGGTCTTCAAAGCCTATATCCAGAAGGATACTTCCGTTGTACATCATTTCATTGCCGACCGTTTCGGCTACGTCGAAGGTCTGCTTGGCGCCTTCGAATGAGGTCTGGGCCTCGATTTTCTTAAAGTTGATTTTCATACTTTTTATTTTAATTATTCTATATACTCATCCATGACAGATACCAATTCCCCAAAACCCGTTTTATCACATGCCATTCACGCCCGTTGATATTCGTCCTGGAAGAGTTCGCGAACGTACCGGAAGGAAAACTGATGGTATTCCCGTTCGGCATTATCCATATCTCATGCCCGTCAGAAGAGGACGGAAGGGATATAGTACAGTTGCCGTAAAAAAGCAGTGTGTGGTCGGTCGCCTTAATGCTGTACCTTGTAACCGAAGAGAGTATCACGTCAGTATTCCGGTATACACCTTGCGTCTTCAGCGGCCCGGCAATTTCCAGAGTCCCGGAGGACGGAGCATACATCTTCCCCACTATCACATCACCACCGAAATAGCTCTCGCCGGAAGATACGTGTATGGCCCTATTGCGCCCCGGAATGGTTGCAGAGATGGTTACCACCCCTTTGACTGTGCCCGCTTCCATAGTCTGGTAGGGCCTTATCAGGATGCTATTGGCTCCTCCGTCCGACGCTATCGCATGCAGATAGTAGCTCTTGCTGAGTTCGAATTGCGTAGTGCTATCTGTAAGGTCGGTCACGAACGCTCTCGAGTTGGTGGATATACCGTTACCATGCAGATACAGATAGTCACCTATCCGGCCGCTGGAGGCGTTTATCTTTCCGTTTACGGTGATGCCGTTCAATATGGCGTTGGCACCGGAAATATTTCCTTTCAACGTAAGATTATTGGCTGTGATATCGTTAAGCGTGGCATTGGCACCGGATATGGTACCTTTCAGGGTAAGGTTGTTCGCGGTGATATCATTCAGTGTAGCCCCCGCCCCGGTAATGTTGCCCTTCAACGTAAGGTTATTAGCAGTAATGTCGTTCAGGATGGCGTCAATACCTGAGATATTGCCTTTTAATGTCAGATTATTAGCTGTAATGCCGTTCAGCGTAGCATCCGTGCCCGTTATGCTGCCCTTTAGAGTCAGGTTGTTTGCCGTGATGTCGTTCATCGTCACACGCCCGTTTGTATCGACCACGAAACTGCCGTTGATGATGGTCTTTCCCGTAAAGTTTATCCGGTCAGCCTCGATTGTAGCATTGGATATCAGCCTGCCCGCTTCGCCTTCGGTGATGAACGCGCTGATTTGAGCACGCCTGACGATATCACCGTTGGGGTCGACCTTTTCCGCAAACATGGTGGCGATATTGCTCTCCGTCACTAAACCGGCTTTGTCGATATTGGTAATGTTACCTTTGGAATCGAAGGTTATCTTCTGCACGAACTGGTCTATACGGCTGGCCGTCTGGCTGATGGCTGAGGTATGCTGTTCCACGGTACCCTTCAGGCTGTTTGTGGCGGTCACCATACTTTCTATCTTCTCGGCAGTCACATGAAAGCTGCCTGCATGGGCGAACAGCTTGCCATCCAGGTCAGAGACGGACGCACTGAAGTCTGCACGAAGACCGCGGGCCGATATGTCAATAGCAGACTTATATGCTTCGGTGATTCCAGTCTCAAGGCCTACAAGACCGGACGTGAATTCAGCTTTCAGACCACGGGCGGAGATGTCGATAGCAGAGGTGTATTCTTGCGTTATACGACTCTCAGTATTCGTCAGGTCCTCCGTGAACTTCGCTTCAAGGTTGCGCGCGGTAAGCAGGAATTCACTGTGATACTCTTCAAGCTTGCCTGCCGTGCTTCTGATTTCGTCAAGGTTCGCCTGAATCTTCTTGTCTGTAAGTTCAAAACGCATATTGAATTCCTCGCGCAAGTCAGCAAGAGCATCATCGGTTAGCGTAAGTGCATACAAGTACATGTCACCGGTAAAAGACATGTGGAAATCACCGGTTCCGTTCCACTTACCGGTTATCTCCATCTGTTTGAATTCAGTACTGGGATATAGGTCCTTAGAAAAGGAAATCGGGGTGTATTCCTCAAAACCTTCTTTGTTCTCGTTCTTGAAATGGAAGGCAAGAGTGCCGGGGCGCTTCACCAGATACTTGAAAGAGATAGTGAACTGCCGGGGGCGCTTGAGTTCGTCGAAGGTCTCAAAATCCGGATGGCGGTAAAAGTCTGAGTTGACCTGCTCGATATAGCTGTTCTTAAGGCGTAGCACATTCTTTGCGCGTTCGCTTACTATATCGGCGAAAGATTCCTTGCTCGCATAGAAGTTACTGTTGAAGTACAGCAGCCGACCGTCAACTCGGAAGATGCGTATGTTGCTGCTACCGGTCCAGTACTGCATGTCAGCGGCAAAAGACGCATTGTTAAGGTAATTGTTCAGGGCATTGATTTCATCACGCACGGATGAGATTTCAGACTTGATAAGTCCTTCAATGACAGTGAACATTGTCAGGATGTCCTCACCGGCCATCGTAAGGAATCGCCCTTTGATTTCTACGCCACCTTCCGGTGTGTACTTGATGTAAGTGCTCTCATCACGGGCGCCGATATAGGAAGTACCGTACACTTTCATGTAGGCATGCCCGGTGGATTTGTCAACACCGAAGGAGATTACATCTTTCCCCGTTAGGTTGAAGTCGTCAATGCCGGTGTAGAAAGTTATAGACGGGGATGTCTCGTTGGTAGACGATAGCACGATTGCGCTTTGAAGGTCTACATCTGTACGGTGCCCCAATCCTATAATATCATCACCTGCTTGTGGAGCATCGCTACCTTCATCACAGATGGTCTTGGATAAGTCAATATAGTCACGTCCCACAGCCATGACCTCACGCCAATAGTAGCGGTTGGAGGCGTTCAGGGTAGTCCCTTCGACGATGTTGCACTCCTTTGCTTGCGCCAGCGAGCCTACACTAAATTCGTTGGCTATCGCTTCACCTTCCTGCTCGGCAAGGAAATAGCAGCGGTAGGCATCTTCCAGTTCCTCCACGCGGATGCACTTCATACCGGCATGGGTGATTATCTGTTCACCGCCTACATGGGTGGCTTTCTTAACCTGCAGTTCTTCAAAGACGGCCTTTATCTTCACATACAGACGGTCAACGACAGCTTGGGAAGTACCGTCTTCACGGACGGTAATACCACTGCCATTCTTGCCAATCAAAAGGCCTTTTAAGAATGTGATAACCTCCTCCGCTACGTCGCTTGCATCCTTTCTCAAGAACATTCTTAGGGTACGTAAAGCAGAGAATACATTGAAGTTGCTTGCGGCCGTAGCGTCGTTGGTCTTGATGACATAGATGTTGCTTCCTCCCGAACCGGTGAAGGTCTGTCCCTTAAAAGTCAACTCTTCGACTTGCGTTTCAATATCGGAAAGGCGGGAATAGGCGGTGCTTTCGCCAATCGTATACTGCGGGGAATCGTAAGGCTTGTCGAGGTTGATTTCAAAGCCGATGACACGGGACAAGCGCCCGTCCTTGAAGTAGGCAGGATTGACAAGGTTGATGCGCTGTCCTATGTCAAAGCTGTGATTTATTTGGTCTTTGTGTACCCAGATGGAGTTGAGCGTAGCCGTATAGGTGCCGTCGTCGATGCAGGTCTTTGCCACGTACTTCTTTGCAGTGGCAAGCAGTTCCTCTTCGGCAGCAGCCACCAGCCCAAGTTCGGTTATCTTCTCGGCATTCCAACCAGACAGTACATACTTGTCACCTTTTGAAGGGAACAACACTTCATCCGGCAAGGAACGGCCGTAGTCCTCGTTACGGATAATCTCCCAAAGCTGGGCGTCAGGATTCCATGTGCCGTCGTTGTTCTTCTCAGTCAGACCAAGAGGGTTAAAGGCAGCACCGAACTCCATGCCGTTGAGCTTGCCGGATTCGAACCTGATTTTGAGTTCATGTCCTTCAAGGATGTATTCCTTCGAGAAGTTGATGCCTGAATCCTTGAACCGGTAGAAGGTAACTTTTGTCTTTGTATCATCTTCATTATCTACCTCGCTCTCATAAGAGCTTACACCGGTGATTTCACCCACCCGTTTGGGATAGACGTCGTCGAATACAACAACGGCTTCAATGGCTTCCAAATCGGTCAAGCCCTCGTGGGCATCCACGTATGGAGTGCCTGCCGGAAGCATAAGGCGCTTCTGGACGATACCGTTGACAACAGTGGTCTGGTCTACCGGGCGATAGTTGGTAGGGATGTTTCTTGTTGAACCGAACGCATAGATTCTTGTGGCATAAGTACCCTTGCTGTCACTCCGGCTCATGTCCTTGGCTTCCTTGCCAAGTTCAATCTTAACAGCGTCGGAGAACTCACAGCGTCCGAAGTTGATGACATGGTCCGTTACCCAACAATCACAACCCCAGTTATCAGCCATGCTGAACATAGCATCAATGAGGTTGGTATTGTCATAGGTCATCAATTTGGAGGAGTTCTCGACACTATCGTCAATGGAGAACACGAAGTCTTTTCCCTCATATTTATAACCAAGAGCTTTCAAATTGCGAAGGAATACACCCATCTGGACATCCAGTGAAGCGGTAAGGGACCAGGACGCTTCCAGTCCTCCGTATTCCGGGGTGTACTTGAATATCTTCGTTTTCCACTTCCAGTAGTAGGCGTCAAGACGAAGCTCATAGTCATACCCCCCGCTGGATGCGTTATATGTCGGATAGGACATATCCACGATTTGGTATGTCTTGGCAAGCTTTCCACCCATGGAGGCGTCAAAGACACCACGTAAGTTAACGTAATCGTCAGTCTGGAAATCCACCGGAGAAGAGCTGCTGAAAGGCAATACGACATAGTCCTCCTTCATCAGGGAGAACTTGCCGATTGCTCCGGGGGAAAGTGGTACGGAACAGCGGGGATGCCCATGGATGTCTTTGACAGTTATCATAAAAACTCTCTATCTGTAGGATTTGGTTCTTTAAACTTCAATATAATCTTTCCCTTTGTGAGATTATAATGGCCATAACTAGCGCAATCTGAATAAATTAATTTATATGTTTTTTTCAAAGCGGGAACTTTTAAAGTAATCAGTCCAGATGTTACTTCTTCAAGGAAAGCTTCGTATTTTGCCAGATAATCAGACTCCGAAGTTCCACTAATCCAGAATGGGACATTGACAGTACGTTCATTCAATCTAACATTGCCGGTATCTTCCCTAACACCATCTTCTAGTCGGCTTTCGTTTCGCACGTTTTCCTTCACAGAAGCTGGTTTAAGAAGAGCTTCATAAGCACCTTTTGAAAAGCTGGCTCCCCAAAAGGAGATATCCCGATTGTTTATATATGCCTGACCTGTCATGATTCCTTTTTCAAATAAAATATAATCATAGCGGTTATTTACCAGCCAATGCTTTGGAATACTGCTTTACCTCTTTCAGAATTTTCTCCATTCGAGGAAGACAGTCGGTGTTTTTGTGAATACCTTCTAGATGCTCAATCATAGAATACATCATATCGGAATATTCATCACGAGAATCAGCATTGAATTTATATATGTCTTCAAGCCTCCTTAGTACATCTCCTTGCATTCCGATTGTATATTGTTCCCGTAATGTCGAGATACTTGCCGGTATGAACGCAGGCAAGCCACTTTGCCGAATGCCTTGATTCCCCATCGCACTATATATCATAGCCAACCAACTATTAGTTATAGCAGCTTCCGTTCTAATTCCTTCACTGCTCTCATATATGGCAGTAGCTCTTCCGCTAATCTCCTCTCCGGTATCTTGCGACACAGTTTCATACCCTTTGGAAGATGCCTGCTGTGAAAACATGGTTCCAAAGAACTGGTTGATGGCATCAACTTCTTTCTTCATGTCGTCAACCATCGTCTGTTTCATGGAGTCGAGGAGCTGCTTTTCTTCGGAAGTCAGGTCGTCATCTCCCATGGCCTTTTTCCACTCATTGTACCACTTCTGCATCTGCGGTTTGAAGTTCTCCACATACATGGCCTTAATCAAAGCCTTGCGCATGTATTCGCTCATGTCATCGGAAATATCCTCCGCTGTGGCCTCTATATCGTACAAGGAATTCAGAATACCATCAGAGAACGACTCCCATTCCTGCTCAGCTTCATTACGGGCGTTCTCCGCTTCCTGGGCGGCTTCTTCCGCACGGTTGATGGCTCCCGTATCAAGAGTGGGGAAAAGCTTGTTAGCCGCATCCACAATGTCAACACCGGCTTTCTGAATCTCGGCTATCATTTCGTCCAGTGTCTTACGCTCGGCGGTATCTATGGCACCGTCCTTCATAAACTCGGTATATTGGTCATACCAAGCCTGAATCTGAGGTTGGAGCTGGGCGGAAAACATGGAATCAACCAAAGCATTACGCATAAACTTATAGATATTGTTGGCCACATCCTCGGCGGTCGCTTCTGCGTCATAGAGCACACTCCTGATACTGTCGGAGAAAGAATCGAACGCCTTCCTTACCTCCTCGCCAGAGTCTTTCCAAACATCGCTGATTTCTCCGGCAGCATCGGCAACCTCCTTGCTCAATTCGTCAATGTCATTCTTGATATTGGCACGTTCTTCATCGGTTACAAGTCCATCCTCCGAGTATTCCTTCCATTTCTCCCAGATAGCTTTGATACGTGGTTCATATTGCTCGATATACATGGCTTCGATAAGTTCCTTGCGCATGGATTCGGAGATATTCTTGGCAACGGCTTCGGCTGTTACCTCGGCATTGGTAAGAGAGTTCAATATGCCATCGGAGAAGGACTTGAATTCCTCTTCAAGTTCTTTCTTCATGTTACTCTCGGTAATGCCAAGAGTATCAGAAAGAATGTCTTTGGCGGCTACGATGTCATTAGCCAACTTTTCAGCTTCGCTTCTCAGTGTATTACGTTCAGCATCGGTTATATCGCCGTCAGACATGGCTTTCTGAACCCGTTTATAAAACTCTTCTATCTGTGGTTGGAAGGTATCGGCAAACATCTTCTCAACCATTTGTTGACGGATGTACTCGAAGATATTGTCTGTTATGTCTTCGGCGGTGGCTTCGATGGAAGACATGGCAGACTTGACGTTATCAACAAACGACTGCAGGTCTTCGGCGTCCTTCAGTTTGTCTGTGAAGATGCTGTTCACACCCTCAACACCTTTCATCATCTGCTCAATGTATCGGTCAACCTGAGAACCGAGCTGTACCATGTCACTCTCGGACAATCCGTCTTTGGAAAGTTCTTCAAAAGTCTTGTACAACTCTTCCATCCTGCCCTTGTATTCTTTCTCGTACAAAGCCTTTATCATTGCCTGACGGAAGTAATCATAGATATTGTCAGAAACATCCTTGGCTGTCACATCAAGGGAAGTAAGAGAATCCTGCATGCTACCGATGAAGTTCTCATAATTATCCGTGCTACTGTCGCTATCCTCTTTGGTCCAGCCGAAAATTTCCGCAAGCTTGTCACGTTCGGCAAGTGCGGAACCGGCGATTGCATCATACTGCTCCCGAAGGGCCTCCATCTCCTCCTTGGTAATGCCTTCCTGGTCTTTATTGGCCCGGGCAAAGGCATCGTACCACGTTTGAAGGTCCTCGGTAAATTTGTTGCCTACCATTGTGGTAAGCACGGCACGCTGCATATATCCGCTGAAACTGTCAGAAAAGTCCTTGGCGGAACTGTCCATATCCATAAGAGTATCCACAAAACTGTCAAAAACACTGTCAAAGGTTGTTTGGGTGAGCTGTTCTTTTATCTGGTTCTGTATATCCTCTATCCTGGCCCCTCCCTCTATGATACCGTTCAAATATTCTTGCACGTCACCGTCCATCTTCGCCCAGAAGGCAGGAACTTCGGATTTAAGCTTCTCCAGCTGTTCTGTGGTCAGGTCAAACAACCCCGTCATTCTTCCGGTGCCGATAAACTCCTTGGCAGCTTGGACAGACATATCGAGCGCGCTGGCGATGTCCTGCCATTCACCTGAAGAGGTATTCTTTACCATGCGCTTGCCGATGGAATGGGAACCGGCAGACGCACCGGAATTAAGACGTTCCTTTCCTAGTAAGCGGTATGCCTCAATCTGCTTTTCAACAAGGCTAAGCGCCTCCTCTCCTGCCCTGTCCGCCTCTATGCCGTAGGAAATGCCGATGTATTCCAGCTTCTTGTCTATCAGCTCATCCCATATCTCATAGAGTTTGTTATATTCCTCTACCATCTCGTTATAGTGGGAATAATCGGCACCGAACATCCCATCCAACGCAGACACTACAGCGGAAATTCCAGAAACCGCACTCATTGCGCCTCCGACAATATCACCCGACATGATTTGCCCGACACCGGATGCCGTTTGACCCAAGCCGCCAAGTGCATCAATGGCACTTGTTATCTTACTGTCGTCAAATCCGAATATGTCCGTAATACTCGAGCCGAACTCATTCAATGCAGGAGTAAACGAAATGATGGAGTTACCTATGTCAGTAATGCCCTGACCAAGTTTTTTTGAATCGCTTCCAGCATCCTTTATTGCTTTGATACCCTTATCCAAATCATAGGTGAAAGCCTGCCACGGTGATTTTCCTTTCAGTTCATCCTTTAACCCTTTGATTGCGTCTGTAACATCCTTGATGGAGATTTCCCCTTTTTCTATCCTCTCAATGTCTTTATCGGTAAAGCCCATTCCTTTCAAGTCAGCGATAGAAATATCTTTATCAGTACCTGACATGTATTTGATAAGGGTTTCGTATTTGTCAATGATGGACTGAATAGCGGAAACCGATTTGTTACTTGCATCCTCGAATAAGTCAGCCATAGAACGGGTCGTTTTGCCGTACTGTTCATCGAGATTATTAAGCTGTTGCCGTTTTTCCTCTTCAAGCATACCGGCATCCCCTGCATTCGATGCTTCCTTTATTGCTTGGTCGTATTTATCTATGATGGCTTTCCTTTTCTGCTGAAAGTTTCCGAATTTTATAAGATATTCATTCCATGAGGCCTCCTGTTCGCGTATCTCATCACTTGACTGGCGTTTTTTCGTATTTCCTATAATGGTATCAAAAGCAGATGTATCAACGGAAATTGAAGATGAATCGAAGGATTTCTTCACATAACCTTTTGTCTGTTTGGCTTTCAAATCCTCCTGAGCATCGAATATTTCCTTCTGACCTTGTATATAGGCACGTATATAGTCCTCTTTCTGACGTTCCAAGGCTTGTATCTCCTTCTTATTGTTAAGCTCGCGTTGCGCCTGTTCCTTCTCGTATCCGTCTTGCAAGCTGTCAATGCGAGACTGTTCTAATTGGTTGTCCAAGTCTTGCTGCTGGCGCTCACGTTCGAGGGCTTGCTTGGATTCCAGCGTCATTAGCTTATCATTCTGGGCACGAATATCTTCTTGCTGTCGACGGAGTTTTTCTGCAGCAGATTCTTGCTTGGAAGAGTCATCATAAACTTTCAGTTCTTTTTCCGCTTCTTTCAGCAACTTGATATTGGTTTTATAGTTTTCTACGATACTCGAATCAAGACCTTCGAACTTACCAGCATCCATTAACTTCTTGTGGGCTGATGCAATAGACTCCAAAGCTGTTTCAGCTTCTTTTTTTTGTTTTTCCCAATAAGATTTATTTTTTATGGAAGCTTCCGCTTCGGCTTGTGCTTGTGCTTTCGCTAATTCAACCCGGTCAGCTTCTATTTTATCAACTACTCCCTGATATAGTTCAACTTCTTTAATAGCAGCTAATCTGTCTTCTTTTAATGCACCGGTATATCCACCAGCATTATCAGTCTTTATTATTTGATTATCGAGTTCTTGTAACCTCCGTTTAGCCAGCACAAGGTTCGTTTTTGCAACAACAACATTTCTCCTTGTTTCTGCCTCTGCCATTTTATTCGTCAGTTCTAATTGATCCATTGTTTTCAATTTCTGCATATCCATATCCTTGAATACGGATGGCATTAAGCGTTGTAATTGGATTAATGCTTTATGCCTTTCAAAAGTGGCTGCTGCGTCATCTCTTGCTATGGAGACAAGACTATTAACCCTATTCCTATATTCATCAGCCTGTTTTTGATTCGCTTTTATAGTATCATTATACCGAATCTGCGCTTTCTCGGCAGCAGTAACACGAGTAGAATAGCTATACACTGCATACCCCAAGCCTGCAACGGCAATTGCGGCAAGTACATAAGGGTTAGCAAGCACGGCACCAGCGGCCTTCATTGATGCGGCAAACTGCGATTTCAAGGCATTGGTCAGTAAAGTATGCATTGCTGCATTCTTTGCTATCGCTGTCGCTTCGGTAGCATATAGCCCTTTAGTTAGTACAAGGTTGGCCGCTTCAATACTTTTTTGCTTTGTAATCCATGTTGTAATCGCATGATAAGCAGTCTTGGCGGTAGTAGCAGCTGCTATGGAACCTTTGTAGCCCACAAATCCCCCGGTAATAGTTACAATCAAAGCACCTAACGTTTTCATTGACTCCTTTACGTCTCCATTAGCAAAAGCTTCATTAAAAGAAGAAGCTATATCGGAAACTTCCTTCAAAATTGCCTCACCCATAGGCCGAAGTGCTACAGTTATATTATTACGGAGAAGCAACAACTGATTTTCAGCACTATCATTCATTTTTTTAAAAGCGACCTCCGCAGCTCCAGCGGAATTTCCCAATTCCACCAAGTCCTTAGAAGCTCCTTCGGCATTCTTCCCAGTAAGAGCCAATGCAGCTTGCAATGCTTCATCAGTACCAAGCAGTTCTTTCATCTTGGTTGCAGAGCCATCAGCTTTATCATAAATCAACTGTAACGCTTCTTGGAATGTACGACCTTGGAAAGCTGCATCTCCGAGTTGGTTAGCAGTGCCAAGTATGGCAGCACGTATCTTTGTCATGGCTTCCGATGTTGGTACACCTTGCTTGGTTATAGTAGCCACAGCAGCCAATACATCATCAAGGTCTATGCCAAATGAAGCGGCAATCGGTGCTGCTTGGGCAATGCTTGTGCCAAGTTCTCCAAACGTGGTTTTACCCATACGTACTGTAGTGAACAGTTTATCGGATACTGATTCGGCTTTATCTGCCTGCATACCATAAGCATTTAAAATAGTAGTAATGGCATCAGCCGCCGTTGCTGTTTCAGTCAGGCTACCAGTAGCAGCCTTAGCGGATACCTCTAAAATCTCCATACCATTTGCCCCATCATGGCCGGCAGACACTATTTGATACAATGCTTTAGCCGCTTCATCACCAGCAATAGGTATACCACGAATCATATCCATAACACGATTCATGTATTCTGTCATACTGCCATCTACTTGTTTAGAAAGAGTAGCTACTTCAAGCATGGCTTTCTGAAAACGCCTTTCAAAATCATATGATTCTTTGGCCGCACGGGCAAAGGCTATCCCGGCACTGATACCGATACCTCCGAACACATCAAAAGATGTAATTTCATCAGCCATCGCTTTTATTATACCAATAGCTTCCCGACGACTCTTATAAAGTCCGGTATTATCTATGCCTGTAGCAAAATATAATGCACCATCTTTATTCTGAATACCCATAGTTCATTTATTTTTAAAATATAAGAAAACCCCATATCTTCACAGATACGGGGTATCAACCTCTAAAAACAAGACATGAAACAATGTTTCAACATTGTAATATATAAAAACAAGCATTATTTCGCTTTTACGCCTTCAATATCATAGTAACGCTTCATCCGGATAGTCTTGCTCGGATCATCGAAAGAAGGAAGTTCCACCCATTCATAGCCGACTCCCTCTGCTTCATCTTCATTACTTGTAGCATTCCTTTTCCTCATTATCATGGCGTATTCCCGCATCATAGCCTCAATGAGAGAATAGCTGCCGTCCAATGTTTCCCGATAAGTTAGTCCCAAAGATTCATGTACAATAACTAAGAATCTTGATTGGCTGTATTCTGCCAGCTTTGAAGATTCTCTTGAGCGGCTATTATCTCCGTCTCTCCGATTGGGCTCACGTTCTGAAGCGTCGTGATAGATGTGCAAAAAGGAAAATAACCGACACGATACAAAACTGCATTCAAGAGTATACGTATGTCTTCCCAGGTTGAATTATCCATAAGGACATCGCGAAACCAAGCAGGTGGCTCACTGGGCTTATTATGGATGCCCAGACAAACGATATCCATCAATAATTCCCCATACTTATCCATTAATTCCGGAAAGTCGCTGTTCATCTCATCTGTCTTCACAATCATACGGTTAATATCTTCCGCTTTAATCTGCATAAGCAAAGGGCGAATCCGAAACCATGTACGTACAGTTATCGGACGGATAACGATACAATCCCCAGGGTCCTTGCCATGGGGTACAGCTTCCTTGTTCTTAAACTCGAACGGTATCTTGACCGGCATTTCGGTAACTGTCTCTGCCTCCAATCTTAAAAAATGGTCTACACTCATATTCTGCAATTATTAAACATCCTCCAATGTTTGACAATGAGGGACAATTTCATCAGGAGCCTATCTTCTTGTACTTCGAAGAAACATCTTCAACCATTCGCGACTAGTTCCCGATGCTTTCAGTTCCATTCACACACATAGTTTGTAACCGTAGGCGGATTCGAACCGCCGACCACTGCTGCAAGCAGCGCTCTACCAGCTGAGCTATACGGTTCCATGCTTACGCTACTTCTACCACTTCACGGGAGAAAGCATAACCTTTCACTCCTGCCGCGGAAATTGCAGACTGTTTATACACGCGCACCAACAGCAATTCCGCCTGCTCTGCACCGGGGGCTTGTGATAACTTCGCGGCAATCTTACCGTTGACAATGGTATAAACCACTTTCTTTCCCTTTTTGGGCAAGGTTTCACATTGGAAAGTTTTCTCAATGGAAGGGATGGACGTTGCTTCTTGCCAAACGTCTTTCTCTTCACCTTCAGCACCGGTATCAATGGTTCCTCCCATCAACTCCTTGATTGTCTCATTGCTTGGGGTTGCAATAGAAAACTCGATGTAATCAGTCGCATCCTTTGTAAACTCCACATACAGCGGTTCGTCTGTGCCTTCAGTCTCAATCTTAATCTCTTTGGGATCAGAGAAGTTGAAAGCCACACTACCTTTGAACGGTAAGGGCAGATCCTTAAAATCTGTCCCAGGAACTCCGTCACCTACTTCTGCAATTCTAATTGCTCCTACGCCCATAGCGATAGGTCTTTTGTCTACTACCATAATTAATTATCAACTTTTACATTAAATCTAATATTCGTACACATAAATCCATCTTTTAAATCCGGTATCGGAATACTTAGGAAATCCTCTATTTCTCTACAATTGCCATCATCGCTATTTATCGCGGCAAGAGCCTCACGCACCATACGTTTTAACTCTTTCATGCGTTGACGCTGATACATTCCATTGTGTTTCAAAGGAACAAACACATTTACATTTACAGGGATTTTATTGATAAAATCCAGCTCTGTCAATGATAGATTATTAATTACGATATGTTCTTCCTTAACACCGGACTCAGATTTGTCTTTATATATGGCAATTCCAGTACCGGCAGTTTCTATCGCTTCATATACGAAATCTATTACATCAAATTCATCCATAAGCTAAATTTTTTCAAATACCTTAATCAATGCCTTGCGCAAATACTCTTGACATTGGATATATCCCGTAGTAGCCACATCTTTTCCCTTGGCTTCAACATGAATCGCATATTCCATACCGGCAACACCAATCAGTACGTAACTACTTTGATAAGCCAAAGAAATATCTTCGGCCAACTGCCTGGCTTTGGAAATACCTGTATCGCCGTCATTCCCTTTACCTCTTTTCTCAAAGTTCTCAGAAACGGTTTCTCCATCCATAGCTATTATATAGCCTACAGAAGAACGAAGATTACCTGAGTGGTCTGTATAGTTACCCGATTTGCGAGCCACTTCCACAAATTTTTCTCCGGCAGCAGAAAGTAATTTAAAAATCTTCTCTTCTGCTCGTTCTTGGAATTTGTCAAACCAGCGGTCTATATCCGTATCCGAAAACAAAGGCGTCAGTCTTGATTTCATACATTTATGATTGAATGGGATTGATACGGTTCCCAGCAAATTATATCCACATCAACATCAAGAGAAGGAACTTGTAAACGCAGATATTTGACATCAATATCAGGACGGACTTTAGTATAGAAATAACCATGTACTTGCTTTTCATCGCCAAGACTGTTTTTCTTCATGACTATACGCCCATCACTAACGGAATCATATCTTCCCTTTACTGACAGAGTTCTTGTTTCCCCATCAACCCACTCACCATTGACTAATTTTCCGCCAATTTCATAAGTTATCAAGGCTATATGAGGATATCTGGTTACCATGCGTTCCTTGCCCTTCCCCTAATAATGATTTTCTTCCTTAATTTGGCAGCCTTTTTAGGCTCCCCATTCTCAATATACAACTGACGTGCGGTCTGAATATAATAAGAACGAGGGTGAGATATAGATAATTTGTTTTCCGTAAAATCCGTAGAGTTTGCCAATATGGCATACGCATCAGCGACACAAAGACTTACTTGCTTCATGTTTTCCGCAGTACATTCCTCATCGGGATTAATACCACGTTTAACAAAAACCACTTTCTCCAAGAAACCTTCCATATCATCTATAGAGGGATATTCCGATATTGTTTCTCTGATTGTTGCCATAGATATAAATATTACTCTTCGTCGGACGGCTCCAAATTTTCATTTTCCACTTCCTGGCCCAAGAACTTTGCAGGAATATTATCCGTACCTTCTGTTGCTTCGTCGGACGGCCATTCCTTACCGTCAACTTGCATGATATACATCGCTTCTGGGTCATTGACCACAGGAATCGCATTAGCTTCAGCCTTAGTCCACTCCTTAAATGGCTCTTCTGTAGAGAATTTTGTAACCAAGATGAAGTCTTTCTTCACCATAATTGCTTTCTTCTTCAAAGCCTCAGAATTTTCAGCCATAATAGGACCATGCTGAATATTACCAACATTCAAATCCTCAAGGAAGCAAATTCGGTGCTTTCTCCATGGGCAAACAGTAGTACGTTTGTGGTTTGCATCTTCAATACGTACAGCCGGATTGATAGTGATAATCTGTGCCGGATATTCTTGTTCAGCCAAATACTCGTTAATTACCTTCTTGGTGATAATGAGTTTCGATGTCTGGTTAATCCAGCCCTTAATCTTATCCAAAGTTGATTTCTGCTTCTTCAATAAAGTGAAATCAGATGTCAGCATAATGATGTAGCGCAGGCTTACCCCATTAGCATTTGCTGCAGAAAGAACATTTTCAATATCCTGCAGACCATCAGCTTTTGCTGCATCAGCCCAATCTACAGAAGATTTTTTTCTGTTATCTTTCGGCATACCACAACCTACAAATTCAGTGGTTACAATACCGTTATTATTTTTCGCAGACAGGTTAAATCCTGCGCGGCTCATATACTGCATAGACAACCATTCTACACGACCACGCACTGCATTATATACAAAATCCTGATCTTTAAAAGAAAGGTTCAGCAACTCCATTTGCTCTGCATCCCCTTGCGCATCACGTTCCAGATTCTTATATTCCTGATAGTCGCTTTCATTCATACCACGTTTTACGGCTATTTTGGGAATATCACCAGACATTTTGCTGATTACTTCCCGAGTCTTCTCCGGAGCGGAAGAATCAAAAGAAACGACATCGGCAATTACCGGAGCGCCTTTCTCCCCAACCAATGTTTCCCATTTCAAGTTTGTAACTCTTTTCGGAGTAAAGAAATTCGGATAATACATTGGTTTTACATGGCGCGAGTTTAAACGGGCGCTCATGTTTTTCTTATTTACTTGTTTGATTAAACTCCTTTCCATAAATCAATTATAATTGCTTATTTACGAATCTGATTAACGGCATCAAAGCCTTCAAGCCTGCATCTATAGGGAAAGGCATATTACCTTCACTAACGGTTCCACGTACCATTAAGCCGCATGATTGGTTAGCAACAGTCAAATCAACTTTTGACAAGGTTATCACTAACTCAGAGGAACTTGTAACAAGGGCTGCTTTTCCTGCCGTAGTCTTCTCTTTTACCCCGACCAATACTTGACCTACCTTTGCTGCGCCAATTTTGGCTTCAAGAGTAATAATATCATATTCGGCATTACTCTTGTCTATAGCTGTAATCTTATCGGATACACTTTTTAAGTCCCCGCCAACAGTAACAAAATCCCCAACAGCAAACAGATGGCTTTTATTGACTTTTACTGTTGTCCCCTCTGCTTCCAAGGCTTCTGTAACCAAAGCTGTCTTGATTACACGATACCCTCCATTCTCATCTTTGCCGACAACGCAATATGGCGGCAATTCGTCCAATGGCATACCATCAAAAATCGCAGTTCTTAAATCCGCGCGAACAATGGTACCACCACCGACAACATCCTCGAGCATTTTTATGACCGCAGGATGGTACTGAAATTCTTTTTCTTTCTTAAAAAACATAGCTACAATGGATTAATTATTAATCAATACCGAGACTGGCAACCCCGTTGGAATCCCCAGTGCCCTCATCTTTATTCATGATTTCCAACCATTCCTTTTCTGTCCGGTCTTTTGGCTGTGCTACATACGGGCGATAATTACCTGCATCCACTTCATCGGATATTGCGCTTTGGCGAATTTCCTTATATTCTTCTTGAAGCTCCTTAATTTGGTCTTCTACAGATGTTTCGGAATTTACATCAATACGCTTAAACCATTTTTCCGGCAACTTGGCTGTATCAAACAATGCCTTAGCAGACGCGTTTTTGCCGGAATCGGAAACGGTTTTTGTTAAGGTGGAAATATTATCCGTCAAGGTCTGGATTTGCTTTTGCTGGGCTTGAAGCATCTTTTTGAAAGCAGGTGGAAGATCATCCAAATCATCATCTACATCATCGTCATCATCGTCAACGACCGTTTTGTTTTTCTTCCCTTTTTTACCCTTTCCCTCTATAGGCTTGCCATCTTTCAGACTATGCTTCTTTTCATATTCAGCAATAGCATTATTGATAACATTCTGATTGTTCTGCTCGCTTGCTTCCAAATCCGGAAGAATATTATCCTTAAAAAGAGAGACATAGTTTTCCAGATTTTCCTCGCTCTCAATATTAAACAAGGCTTTTACCTTTGCAGCATATTTCTCTGGAATACCTACTTTCTTTAAAGCTTTTTTAATTGCAACTAAAATTTCCATAGTCTTTTTGCTTTAAAATATATTGGAGCAGGATTTTTACCATAAAAAAAGGCTACCCGCACCCGGATAGCCTATATTCAAATAAACTTTAAATACTAATCTTCATCGTCTTCGTCATATCCACACATGGCGTCAGCTTCCGCCTGCCAGCGGTCAAACATAAAGTAGTACTTTTTATATCCCTCTTCCTTTTCCTCCATGCTTAGCCTTGCCCAACTTACGGAAGCCATCATTGCTTTGTTATTCTCATCATACCTTCCTGCTTCGTAATTTCTGAGAATTCTTTCCGATCTTTCTTTCCAATACTGGCGAAGCTCATCTGTAACTTCCGGTACTTTAACTTTATCTGTCATAATTCTTTCAATTCAATATTAATCTCATCTTCCAACTCCAATATTGAGACAACCTCAAATCTTGTATCAGTTGTAAAGAGAACCTCGTATTGGTTCATCCCTACAAATTTACCGTTAAATTCCGAGATTTTCGATATATCCTTTCCATTTTTACCCTGGATCGTAAAAACTATGCTCACTTCATTTCTTTTCAAAGGGCGATAACTTGCAAACATATCAGCTATTTCCGGAGATTTGCTACATGATGTAAATATCTTGTGGGCAACCTCTTTTTTATCCTTATACAAAGCTTCGTATTCCTTTCGCTTTATTATAGTACCACGATACGTAATGCCTTTAAATGTTGGCAACAAATTCAACCCTTCACGAATTAATGTTGCGGCAGCTTTATTAAACTCGCTAAGGTTGTCATTATACAACTGCTTATTTAATTGTCGATAGTTGCCTCCGGCTTTAGTATAATGATGTATAGCGGCCAACCTTGTATTAGAAATATTCGGATATTCCTTTGAAAGAAAATCAATAGCACGCTGCATTGATACAGATGTGCTTCTTGTACGGGTAAACTTCTTTTCTTCCAATGTATAAATATTGGTTTTCAACTCTCCAAAGAACTGCCGGTTATCACGAATAAAATAGGGTTCATTGCTCCATCCTTTAGCCCTTTCAAGGTTCTTGTTTACCCAAGCTTTAGCCGATTGAGGTATATCTTTCACAACAAGTTCTTCCGGTATCGTATCATTTACCAAATACTCGGCCAAATCTTCCGGTTCCATAACTATTGGAGTCGCATAACAAATGCAAAACGGATGAAACCCTGTGAATTTAAATGTTTTCGGATATTTGCCAACCATCGAATCACAAAGGGGACACGGTCCGCGATTACTATCAGACCGTCTTATCTCTATGCCCAAAATAAAGTCCTGACCATTCCATCGTTCATAATCTGCTGTACGATAAGCCATATTGGTTGTCGTAGAGGATAATCGCAATGCGTTCATGCTTGCACTGCGGTACACACCTTGGCCCGGATGATAATTCTTCATAGGCTGAGATAAAATCAGTTTCCCATTTGCATCACGCACACGTCTAAAACGTTTGTCCGGTTCTTTAAGAAGTTGGCGCACATCCCGGCCTATCTGCCCGGCATTACGGCCTACCGATACTCCGGATGCAAGATAATACTCCAGTTGCTCTTTTGCCAACTCCGCAATATTCCACACACGGTCAGACAAGGCATTTCCCCTAATATCCATACCTTTTTTAAGCTGCAACATAGCTTTGGCATTATGAGCAAACAGCCCTTCTTTTATAGCTGTACTGATAGCCAATCCCTCAATATACCTTGAGATAAAGTCATCATTCTTTAGTTCAGAACGTTTCCATGCGTCCATTTGGAATTGAGTAATATTGGCAAGTAGGTCAGATTGTAACTTTACCAACTCCCTATCAATACGTTTTTCTATTGACTGGTTTCTTACCCATACACTATCTTTCCCCTTATCTGCCCATTGTTGAAGATAAGGGGAAATAGCAGCAATAAAACGATTAAAGATAGCTGTTATATCATTTTGCTGCACCAACATTTTTTGCAAATGCTGACAATCATAAAAGGAAAGCCCTTTACGTTTCATCATTCATCTGGATTAGCAGGAAATGTAGTACCAAAAGGATTGCTGTTTTGTACCATTTCTTTTTCTTCTTTCTTCATGGTTGCAGTCTCTTGTTTGGCATTCTTTGTATAAGGAGATTCTGCAGTAATGGTCTCTTGCGAATTAATAGGCTTATTACCGTTTGCAATAGCCAAGTTCTGCAAAATTTCCGTAAGGTTCTTGGGCAAGATTGAACCGAACTTCACCTCGAAATAATTTCCCTCTATTGCGTCAGCGTTTTTGATATGGGAAATACGAGCCATACCAGCCTGCACGATTGTCACACAACGCTGTACCACCGGACCGAATATTTCCATCTGTTCCGTAGCTTTTATTTTTGCGTCAATAGTCATAAACTCACGAGCCACTCCGGATAAATCACCTATACCGATAAGGTTGTCAAAGGAGAGGTCAGGGCAAGAAGCACCGGAAAATATCTCATGCCTTTCGTTTGCGATTTCCTCTTTCTGAGAATCAATAGACTGCTGCCAGGATAAATATTCTGCATCACCATGATAAGCAGTTCCGGTATCCGGGTCCACTTCCATGGAGAAATTCAACTCCTTTCCTACCGTTTCCTTTGAAGGTAAATTGGTCTGGCCGTAAGTCTTTAGCATAGGGTCTCCAAAATAGTCATTAGTATCTGACATTCGAGAAAGGCGCATTTCATACGCATCCATAAGAACTGCTATATCTTCCCAGTCCGGTTGGTCTACCTCTGCATAGACAACTGGAATTTTCCCGAATAGATTCTTATCCTTTGTTATCCCCCACCGCCCATCATTGATTCCGGTTATAATCTCATTAGCGGTATAAATCTTTACGCATTCACAACTTCTGCCATTAACCATAGTTGTGTATTTATGAATGAAGCCATCCATATCATCATCATCGTTAAAATGCGGGTAAAATTCATTGGTTACATTATCATCCTTTGGTGTTGATAATATCTTGGCTTTTAATACGACTTCTTTTTTAAAGATAGGATTTCCATCCTTATCCGTTCCCTTAATATTGCTTTTCGTTACAGGATAAAAGACAATCGCCCCTTTGGTTTCAGATAGTACAATACGAGCAAATCTCATAAAGACTGATTTCATCTTAAGCTTACGGACAAATACCTGCTTGAAGTCTTGCAAGCTATCATCATCCATATTATCTGCCGATACAATCATATCCCCACCGAATAAAAAAGCTGCTGCTGTACGTACTATCTTCTTTGGGATATTAGTTACAATCTTAGCAACCGGCACAGTCTTATCTTCCAAACGTTTGGGCTTTTCTTCACCAGTATTTGGGTCTGTTTCAAACTCTGTATCTGAATATACAGCCACTTTTTTAGGCTCACGAAAACCTACAGAAGTTTTACGACGGCGACGTTCTCCGTTATATTCCTCCAAATATTCTTTGGGGTCTCTATCTTCTATGGTATCTACACATAAATCACTGACTATTCGGGAGAAGTCATCACTACTCAAAATTTCGGATATTTCTGGCATATACTTTTCTCTTAAAATATACACCTATTACTTTTTTTAAAGAAAAAAGCCTATCCAACGATATTAGATAGGCTTTTATATAGAGGATTATTACTTTTGGTGGGTGTGGAACATATGCTCCTAACTATAAGGTTCGCCTTGCTTATCAAAGTGTGTCTATTTTAGCCCACTCCCATGTTCCACACTCCGTCAAATAGTCGATATATATTTCCCATAATTCGCCCTCCATTTAATTTTATCAATTTATAAATAGATTTCATCAACTCATACGCCGTTAAACACAGCGAAACACAACCACACAAAGGAGGCAACACGTCTAAACCACTCAAAAGCGAAAGGCTATTTAGCAATCTTCTTATGAATACAAATATATAGCTATTTTTTCAATTACCAAATTATCCACGCCCAACTTTACGAACAGATTTTTTAAAATTGAGACCTATTGATTCTGCAAACTCTGCAAGAATGGTACATCCGTCCGGCGCATCATCATGGGCATTATCCCCTTCACGTTTATAGTTGGTGAGTGCTTTCATAAAACGACCATAGTCGGAACTTTTAACATATTCTGTTTCATCAAGAAATGCGCAATGCTTTTTTATCCAGCCGGCTTTCATCAGAATACGGGTTTCTTTATGCTGAGTAGTAGGACGCGCTTGGATAAGGCAGGACTTTCTTTTTGTGGTAACAAGTTTTCGCACATTGATAGCGAATATACGCCCACCATTGTTTGACTCGATACGCAACTGGTCGCATTCCGTATCTATTACCATTTGTGCCAAATGTGGTTCTGTAACTTCCACCGGGTCTTTTGTAAACAACACATCGGTAATGAAATATTTCTGACCGAATACCTTTGCAAACGGAGCGCAAAAATCATCATCCCCCTTATCGGCTGTATCACACGCACCGATAACACCATCCGGCCTTTTACCTGCAATATCAGCAAGTTTAAAACGCATAAGAGAAGACTTCGGGAATAATAATCCTTTCGCTTCAAACGGCTCCTGCATATACTCGGCCATCCAAATACTTTCATCCGTTTCTGAGCGTAATTCAAGATAATACTCTGTCGTATGTACATCTTCACAGAAAGAACGTTCGTTTTCATCAAGAGCCGCAATACGAATGATTTCATTATATTTCCCTGCTTCTTCCAAACGCCCAAGTACATCATTGGCAGACCAGCGTGTACCAATGTCAATAAGACAACAGTTACCCTCTATACGAGAATCATGCGTACCTTGTTTCCATGACCATACTTTTTCATTATTATTATCAGATAAGGCATCTTCCAAGCTCTTGTATAAGTCGTCCGTCATGGCGAGCATGGACGCACCGAAACCGATAACAGTTCCACCAACACCACCGCCAAAATAAGAAACCTGACGGGCTCCCTCAACATTCCAGCTCTTTACATTCTGTTTATCACCTTTAAGATAAATATCCGGAAATATCTCATGAAAACGTTTGGACTTCACAATATCACGGGCATCATAGGAAAGTTTATTGTACAATGTATCAGAACAGCAATTACGCATAACCGATTCTTCCGGAAAATGCCCAAGCATCCACGCGATAAACAAAGATGAAATATAAGACTTTCCTGCACGTGGCGGCATACTTACTGCAAGACGATAGATTATGCCGACAGAATATGACTCATACACACGCATAAAAGCTTCTGCAACTTTCTTCAGGAATAAACGCTTCGCAAAAAACTTCGGGTCATAGTATAAACAGAAAGCCCAGAAATCTTTCTGAGCTTCCCGCTTATGAAGAATTGTTACTGCTTTCGCACGCATTATAAGGGTTTCCCGGTTGCTTTTACTCTTGTTCGCCACGTATTATAGCTATTAACTGTTCATCGGTCATACTTTCAAGTTCATCACCTAAATTCACATTGGTATCAACTTCTTTACGGTCGCGCCATTTTTCCGGCTGTCGGTTCTTCAACCAAAATATTGCAGCCGTTGTGTCCGGTGGATAATGTTCTATATACTCCTTTTGGTCAGTTATACGCCCATCAGATGTAGCGAATTTAGTTGCTTTGCATGAGTAACCAATAGCACGATTATACAAGCGAGAAGCTACATTGGCATCAGCCAAATTCTTTCCTTTTTTTAAGGACTCAAGAAATTCAGGGTATTTCTTTTTCCAACTATTGATTGTCTGTTCTGAGACAGAGAAGAATTCAGCAATTTCTTTATCTGTCGCACCAAGCAGACAGAGTTTAAGAACTTGGTCGGAATACTCTTCTTTGTAATCCGATTTACGTCCTCTTTTCTTTTTTTCTGCTGAATTCTTCTTTTCTGTCATAACCAATAACTAACCAAAACTGACAAATAGAGACAACTCATCCTTTAATTCGGGTAAGCCTCCATTATCAAAATAGAAAGAAGAACGCATTTTTCCCTGTTTTTTTACCCCACGCATGGTTTTACACAAGTGTTCTCCCTCTAATACTATACCTATAGCTAAAGGTGGATATTCATCACCAAGTGCATTCCTTATCATATCAACAATATCTTGCGCCAATCTTTCTTGTATCTGTAAGCGGGCAGCGCAGTAATCTACCACACGACCCACTTTGGAAATGCCAAGAATCTTTCCTTTAGGATTAGGGATATATGCAAACCAATACTTACCAAAGAAAGGCATCATGTGATGCTCGCACATAGAATAATATGTACCGGAATCAGACACAACACTACCACAAGATAAACCATCCTTGCCATTCGGGAATACAGTAATCTTTGGCTTTTGTTCAGGGTCATATCCACGAAATATCTCTTGCCACATCCTTAAAATACGATCCGGAGTGCCAACAAGTCCTTCTCGATTAGGATTCTCACCAATGTACGAAAGGATATTTCTTATCGCACATTCAATATCTTTTGGGTCTGTAAGCTTAGTTTCCATTTGGGATGCTTTTTAATATAATCAATAACTTCTTCTGTATTCTGACAAGAGCATGGCTGTAAATAATATACAGCTGCTGTCATTTCTTCATAGGTTGATAAATCCTGCCCAGTATAGACTACTTTAATTTCATGAGGATTAACAACAATAGCATTACTTCCTTCTTTCGGTGAGCAAGTTACCCAATCTATATTATTCGGTAAGGAGCGCGTCCCGTTAGTTTCTATACAGACATATTTACCTATCCGATGCAGACGGTCTACAAACTCCCTATCAATCCAAAGCGAAGGTTCTCCACCCGTCAGTATTACCATCACTGCCGGATATTTCCCTACTTCCGACAAGATTTCCTCATCGGACATCAAAATACCGTCTTCATGTTGCGTATCACAGAAAGGACATTTCAAATTACATCCGGAGAAACGGACAAAAACAGCCGGGGTTCCGGTATGATAACCTTCCCCCTGTATGCTGTAGAATATTTCATTTACCTTTTTCATACCATGCTATATTATTTTCCGACTCCTGCACCATTACCTTAAAGCATGCCGGAACCTGTTCACAAATCCATCTTGCCATATTCTCCGCTGTCGTATTAAATGAAAGCACTTCATTTAAGTTACGGTGGTCCAACTGTTCCTGAATCTTTTGTTTTATGTGGGTAAAATCTACAACCATACCATCATCATTCAACTGTTTTGCCCGACACCAAACCACGATTATCCAATTATGCCCATGCAAATTCTCACATTTGCTCTCGTAAGACAACTTCAAACTATGTGAAGCTGATATTTCAATACGTTTTCTAACTGTGTACATAATAACTATTTATAAAATGACAATACCTGCATTGTTTCATCTTCTTCTTGTTTCCGGCCATAAGTTCCGGATTCTATCAAAGGAAGAATCTCCTTTCTGATATAAGACACATTCCTATCTATAATATCTTCAGTAAAAGGATAACCATTCAGGGCAAAGGCTATAAACTTACGGAAACACGGTTTACAACTCCAACATTCTTTCCCATGCTCCGGAGTATAACAACTGAACGATGAAGTAAAGGCCTCATCCATATCGCCACCTTGCGCAACAAAAGCCCTAACGAGTTCAGCCTTTGTGTATCGCTTGAAATCCAGATTTATTTTGATTTTTCTTTCTTCCGTCCAATGCTGTTTCTGATAAAGGTAGTTCAATAACTGCTCATAGATATCAGCAAACACCGGAGATTTGTCAAGCACCCGGTCTCCGGCCGTAGCACCCAAACAAATTTCATTCCCATAATTAGTGGCAATCCCGATAAGGTACATATTCCGCAACGGTATTATCTTATCTCCCCGTTCCCACTTGGAAAGGTCCAGTTTCTCCACTACAACATCAGCAGGAAGGCGCTTTATTTCCTCTTGTGAATACTTTGTGCCCATATCCACATATAATTTCACATCAGGCTTCCAAATCTTGTCTATAAGCCAGCTATCCATGCCCCCTGAATAAAGGAGAACTTTCTTTTCATAAGAACTCTTCTGCATACTTTTGAAATTTTACCCATTCATTAAAATTATGTCTATTCACTAAATCATGATGCCTGGCTCTCATCCCTTTTGGCGGATCGTAGTATTGCATCTGACCATTATCAAACTTATATATCTGTCCATATCGAGCACCGGATAACCATGTCGTACTATCAACACTATCAAATTTGAGGTATGGAAGATACTTGGAACTTGTAAAGCCAAGCCCATGAATACGGACACCTGCACTATGAGCTTGGTCTATAAACCATTTCAGAACCATAGGATTCTGTCTGATTCTTCTACCCTCTTCCATTGCGGATGTCGTACCGATAGCCACATAAGGATATTCTTCACACATACGCAGAAAATAATCCCTTTTTCTTGAAGCATGCCACACGGGAATAGGCTTCCGCCCTGTCTTATCTTCCAAGTAACGACGGTAATATTCAACCTTACGCAACCCGACAACAACATCAATATCAAGTTCAAAAAACTTTTGGATATTATTTTTGAGAATGAAATCAGCATACTTCCTTATATAGCTATCCCAGTCAAGTCCATTATTCTTTCCAGAGAAGGCAGAAAAAGCACCACTATCAAGAATATGCTTTTGTTGGAGCACATAGCTGCCATATCTGCCGGATTTGTGTTCCCAAAAAGAACTAAGAAGATATATATCCGATGTATCTATGCACCAGCTTCTGGCACATGGCTTATATCCAGCAAGGTAAAGAATCACACCTCTATCTCTTTACCACAATATGGACAAACCAAAACTTTCTTTTTATGCTCTGCCTTATCAGCACCTTCAAAAAAGCCCTCAATATCGGTAGGAATTTCATCAAATGGCAGATTCATATTCCAATCATTGAGTTCTTCCAGGCAAAAATCTTCTACAATAGCAGCAAAATTGAATTGGGAGGAATCGGAAGCACGATTGTCAGCCAATGCCAACAGCTTCCTCTTTTCATCTTTTGTTGATAGGTCGGTTCTCTTAATAGCGATCAACTCCGTACCGTCAGACTCGATAACGCGCACTTTTAACCCAAGTTCCTGGGCTTGTTCATAGACACCATTCCCGGCAATGACAATATCGTTTTTATCCACAAGAATAGAACGTCCGGCCCCACACTCCGTAAGGCTCTTACGAATAAGACGTTTGTTTTCTTCTCCATGAATACGATAATTGCGGGGGTCTAACTTAATCTCACTTACTTTAGACATAGCAATTTCGTTTTTCGATTAAAATATAGACTCCCCTGCAATTTTCTTTTAGGTCGATTGGACACTAATCTGATTTTCTTTCAGTTTCCAGCCGTTTCACAAGTGCAGTGTTCTCCTTTTGGAGGTTTTCAATCAGATGTTTCTGGTAAGCAATCATACCTTCAATACGTCCTGCTTTCAAGCCTTTCTCATAAGCCGCCTGCAATTTTGGGTCGGCATATACATTCTGTCCCATATTATTTTTCCTCCTTCCGTATATTGTATTCACGCATCAAGTCAAGCTCTATCTTGGAAGTGACCAAACATGATGTCTCACTAATGGCACTTTCCATATCGGCCATGAAATCCCTAAGCATGGAAGGGTAGTTTTTTGCCCCCTCGTTCGTGATACGGGTATAGGCTTCTGAAAAGTCCCTGCGTGCGGCATTCAAATGTTCAAGTACTGATTGTAATTGCGGGTCTATTGTAATTGGTTTCATAGTGAGTTCTCCTTTCTTTTGTTTTCCTGATATTTTCTTTTCTCGGCAATCAATTGTTCCCAGATATAATCTTTTCCCTTGGGAGTCCATACCATATACTCCCTCGGCTCTTCGTCCGGATCGACAGGTTCATACACTACCGTATATGTATATCCAAGACCTACGAGCGACTGGTTTAGTATCCAGCGTTGTTTGTCACGGTTGTACTCCTGTATTTCCATGTATTCAAGGAAGTCATTCAGCAGACGGGCTTCCGCGTGCAACTCTTTTGCCATCTGCTTCACCGTATAATACTTCCGTTGGCGGGGAGAGATACGCAGTTCTTCCACTATTACATTACCGGGCGGCAGCAACAGCATGTCACGCTGTCTGTTCAGTTCTTCCTGCATACGGTTGATTTGCGCTGCCATTGTCTGGGTAGTCTCCACCAACTGCTTCAACATGGTGGTATCGACGGAGGAAAGAAGGGAACGGGTATCCCGGATGGTTTGCTCCATCTTGTTGAAGGCGTCGATATAGTCCAGTTTGAATTGGAGTGCCTTTTGTCCGGTAAAACCCATAGCCAATAGGGTGAAGCCGTCACGGTTCATGATGTACATGGGCTGTTCTTTATTCTGCTCATTGAGATAAGTTGTTTCAACGAACATGTTTTTCACTATTGAATTTTCAATAGTGAGGACGGCGCAATTTTGAGCCGTCGTAATTAACCTTTGGATTGTCCTAATTACATTTTTATGAACTTTCCCAAATTTCTCAGCCACAAGCACGCTATTAGTTAAAGGCTGCCCTTCAGAGCCTTGAAATACGATGTCATTCATGGCAAACCTCCTTCCTTGCAGAGAATATCAACACGATTGAAGAAACAAACCAGCCCATGCTGGCAAAGAGAGGGAACAGAATATCGGCGGAACCCGATACGATTAGAGCGATGAATGCTATACATACATTCACAAGCCGGAGACTTGTGGTTACACGATGCCCATTGGGTGTGGGCGCACCTTGAATTGAAATTGTTGCCATGTTATTAGGAATTTTTGGCATTATAGAACAGAAAAGCGGCTGTCCTTTCCCGCTCCTAACACAGCCAAAGGCAGGTTGCGGGCGCATTAACGACACCGCACGGGGGTAACAACCGCAATATTTTCCGCTTTCCCGTTGACTATCACCACAAGGGGCTGTGGGCGCATTGACGACACCACACGGGACGGAATTATATCTTCAAATTGAACAGGCACAAAAAATGCCCGCAACAATCTTATTTGGCGAGCCTTCTCGCCTTCGGCTATGTTAGGATATTGCAAACATACCTACTTTTTCCGAATTACCAAAGAAAATCCGCTTATTTTCGCCAAAAGAGGGGCAAATAAGAAAATAATCGCTAGCTTTGTAATAAATTTACTTTAAATCAATAACACCATGGGACTATTTAACAGCTTATTCGACAACAAGAAAAAAGAAGCTATTGCCAAATACGAATTTCCAAGCCATAAACGCATCCTTGATGATAGCATTAAACTCATTCAATCAACTAAAAAGCTTGAAACTTTGCTTACAAGATATCAACAAGCGTTGAATGAATATAATTGGATTCAATCTCAAATTTCAAATGGCGTCCCTTTATTCTTTAAATCAAATGGATATTTTCCTGAAGAATTAAGAGAACTTGCAAACCGTAACATTAGCCGCATTGCCCAGGATGCTTATTCTGCGTACAGAGCCAAATCAATGACTCTAAAAACAGAAAAATCAAAGGAGAATTTAAAATCTAAAACCAAGGCTTTATTAGAAGAGTGCAAAGGTTCTTTGCTACCTTCTGGTGGAGCTAGTGGCTGGAGATTCAGCATAGAATCAATTGAAAGCAAATTATAAACTATATTATTAACTCTAAATCAAGTTTTTATGAATAAGTTTATTACAGTTACTGATAGTAACGGTTTAGTTTACAGTTTCAATGTTTCCCATATCATTTGTGTCCTAAAAGATGCCCATGGAGCTATCATTAAGCATTCTAGCTGGGGAAATAATTGCAGTTCACTTGCAGTCAAAGAGGCTTACGATTACATTATGGAAATGATCAATTCATAATCGCTCATTCCCAAATGTTTCCTTAACATGGTAAATAGGGATGAAGAGAAGGTAATATGTCACTTCTTTACTCTTCATTCCTATCCATTCCACGGACTTTACCGCCCCAGTATCGGGGTCAACGAGATTTTCTTCACGCTTTACTACTACCTTCTTTGTAATCAATGCTTTCATAATTTCTGTCTTAATATTACATCCTAAAATATAGACTCCCCTGCAATTTTCTTTCGAATCAGTTCCTGTACTTTGTTATAGATTTCATAAAGCTGCTTTAAAGATTCCTTTCCCGGCCAGTCCGAAAAATTTGCATCTTCAAAAAAACGATATTCAAAGACCCTTCGCGCCAAAGGACTCAAGTCCAAATCCTGCAATACATCGCGTACCTGATGGAAACGACTAAGAAGAAGTTCGTTCTTATCGACTGATTCTTCTTTCACATCCTCAATTTCCAACCGCGAATAGTCCACGTTCTGATCCACCGGCATTGGACGATATTTGCTCCGATAAGGTGAAGTGTCTGAAGTTACATTCAGTTTTATCATCTTCAGCACAAAGAAATCCAATTCCGTACAGCCGTTTTTCTTTGCGGAAAGAAGTTGCTGCAGTTTGGCATCATCCTTTTGCAGCAAAGAACAAAGCACCTCATTCAACACGTCGTTAGCCTCATCCGGAATACCAACCAAGCCACAATGATAGACCGCATAGTCCAACCAGCGTTCATATCTCCGTCTTATATATTTTTCTACTAATGCACTTGCCATAAACTATAAAGTTGTTATCTTTGTGTGTTCTAAGAAAGCTTTATAGCTTACTGGCGGTCGGTAGTGGTGTATCGGCCGCTTTTTATTATTACTCTTGTTTTTCTTTTAACTGCTTCAAAACAATCTCTAAACCTTTATCTAGTCCTTTCTTGTATCCGGATATATGCTCACCTATGTTGTAAACCAAGCATCCTACAACGATAAGAACTACTCCTAAAGTTCTATGCCAATAGGACAGGGATACACTAAACGGCGAGAATGTCAGTCGGAAGTGACCGATAAATAATGCTGATATGATGAATATCGCAAGAAAAAATATTAGGTTTGCTTTCATAATTTTGCTATTAGATAATTTAAATACCAATACAATCCAAAGTAAAATACCATACAAACAATCACAGTAGCCATAATCCAAAATGCTAACAGCCTGTACCTCTTATCGTCTTCCATTTGTAAAGTGTTTCATTCTCCATTTCTTAAATTCATGCTCATGTTCCGAGAACCGTTCACAGGTCCTGTCATAAGGGTCTGATTTATATCTGGAAGCTTCGTTTATAGATTCTTCCTCGGCTGCATCACAGCGTTCGGAAAAATACCTGCGAAACCACCCAAGTATTATCTGCCCGTCCAATCGGTCATATAAATTGCCGTAATAGCCGCTTTTAGCACGCTTAAAGAGCAAATTTATATCTGCTATAGTCAGGAACTTATAATCCTGTAAGATTATCATAGCAGTTTCAAAAGTTTGGGCATCCGTCATCTTCTTGCCTACATTCACAAACTCACGCAGATTTACAATCCATCCCTCCAAATACGCCTGAAGGCAATCGTAACCGTATGCCTGCTCTATCTCCGATAGGGAAGGCATATTACTCTTGAACACAGCTGGATAAGAATTAACCGCCCTGCACGCCACCTGTACCTCCGGAACCGAGAAGTCTCTGAAGAATGTTTCTTTTGTAATCGTCGCTAACATTCGAGTTTCCCCCGGCTGCCGTACCGCCACCAGTTGTCTTTCTGTATTTTCCATCTTCCATATCCTTTTTTGCCCATTTTCGGAATGTCAAGTTTGCGCTGACATATTTCTTCGACAGCTCACGGTAATTGTGCATGGAGCGCAAAGTATTCTCGATTACCTCAATGGGGAAATCTTGTTTTATCCGTTCAAACTGGGCTTCTGTAAACGGCTCCTTCAATTTACCCACATTAGGAGCGTTTGCATCAATCCAAGCCTTGAACTTTTTAAAATTCTCACTCTCGGGGGGAGGGGGGGCCTCGCGCGTGCGCGTAATACTCCCATCCTCTCCTTTACTCTCCTTTCCTTTCCTATCCTTTCCAGCAGGAATATTCTCTACCGTTCCCGATTCTTCGGGAATATTCTCGAATGTTCCCGAATTTCCTGTTTGGGCGGAAAGAAGAGCCTTTTCTATAACTTCTTCCGGAATTTTTGACTTTTGCGGTTTGTCGATGCGTTCGCTGGAAAAGTCCATCACGTAGTAGCTTTTGTTCTCGTATGTAAAAGGTACAAGGACAGAGTTCTCAATCAGCTCTTTCAGCCACCCAGAAACCTGCTGCTTACGAATGTCTTCGCGGGCAGGAAAAACTTTCGACTTAATGATAACCTCATTCGCAAGAATGACGCCGCTATCATCAGCAAAGTTCTTCATGCCGATATAAAGCAGCCAAGCAGGAAGAGATACATTCGAAAATCTTTCATCTTCCCAAAATTCCGGAACTATAGTTCTAATTCTTGGCATTATTACACTATCTAATTATGCAACCTTCTTTAGGCACTTCTGTATCAAATTCATATTATTATTCACCAGCTTTACTATGCTATCATGGTATTCTGTATTTCTATTGCAGACACCACGGGACTGAACTATACTGAATGTCTTTAAATTAACTTCAACCGTTTCAATGTGCTTCTTGCCTATCCGGGCAGAAAGGATAAGAGAATCCTTCTTCTTGAAATATTCATTTGAAAAGACACAATGGTGCATAATTTCTCCTTCTTTCTTAAATTCCTCAAGGCTTTTCAACGGTATCACCACTATCTTACCATCCGACAGTTTCAAATCAAAGAATTTCGATTTCTCCTTAATATAGTCTTCGGCATATTTCTTAAGTTCAAGCAAACGCTGCATGTCACGTGCCTTGCGTGCCTTTTCATCATCACGCTTTTTCTTTGCCACATATAAGTCATGGGCTCTTTTCAGATTCGTAGGGCAAACATAGTAAGCGTTATGCAGGTCTTTATGATAACGTTTCAGCAAGTCCAAATAATCAAACCACATCGAAGCATCCTTTATCTTATACTTGTTCCGAAGACAGATTTTTATAGAAGGCCAATAGCTGCTCACTTTATAACGAAGACTGTACCAATGACTCAATAAATCATACCGCTTTGCTTTAAGAAGCGTTTCGAGTTTAGGATTAACAGGAATGGCATTAATTGCATCAAGAAATGACAGTCCATGAAGCCTGTAATCTATTCCCATCCTTGTGTATTGCGGTTTGAATACAGAATCCGGATGGTACTTATCACAGTAAACATCATTATCTCCGATACTATAATACGATCCTACAGTCTTGTTACGAATTTCAAGATTTCCACACCAACCACTACAGCCTGTATTTCTTGCAAGAGCCATCACTTCCCGTTTTCCATCGTCTTTAATCCAATGTTGAAGCACTTCCCGAATAAAATAATGAGGTTCCCTGCCTTCACGATAATAAGCATATAGTTCAAAGCATCGGATAACCTGGAACTCTTCACATATATCTGCCTTTCCTATCCTTATAAATTGCTGATTAGTACGTTTCCTCGACCATTCTATTTTTAAGGATGCACCGCAATGAGGACAAACGGCACGCTTGCGATTTACAAGTTCTGTAGAAAAACGTTCTCCACATTCCATACATACGACACGGGACTTGGTAGCATATCCTATATGGTTCAGACAATCATTATTAGCCCACTCAGTCATCATACTTTCTATATCGGGTAGCTGGCTACTCAAACCAACTACCCTAAACTGTAATTTCGTTCTCGGTTTCATAATCCTTCAAATAATGAGAATTGCAAAGAAGATGACTCGTTTTTCTTTCCTTTACGTCTGCTATTCGTTTTTTCCGGGCAACCGGTTTCTTTTTGAGGTGCAGCACCCACATCACTTTTAGGTGCCTGAGAAGTGGCTGCTTTGTAATTGGTCTGCTTACTAACCTTGATGTCGTCTTCATCATAGTAATGTACTGCAAGACCGAAAACCTCATCGTCAGACATACATACGACGTTACCGCGTTTCTTTGCCTCACTAAGAATATAATCAAAACATTCGTTTATATTCTTATTAGGTTTCGCATATACACAAGCGAAAAGAGGGTCATTCTTCGCCCGTTCTATCAAATACGATTGGATGATCTGTTTGGGTGTTTTAGTTTTTTCCATAGCATTAATTATTTATAGACATCGGCATTAATAAGTAAGTAAGGCTACGTTCTTCTTCATCGCAGCGAGATAAAACAGCCGCTTTTGACGGGTCCGTCATGGATATAGAAATGTCTTCTGAGGGAATACTATTCACAAGTTCTATCAAGAAACTGCTCTTAAACCCTATCTCAATGGCTTCACACCCATCCTGCAAAATCACAGTTTCTTCCGCAGACTTGGAAAAATCGAAATCATGGGCAGTTATAAGCAGGGAGCTCTTATCGAATTTTAGGACAACCAAAGAGGAAGAGATATTGCAGAATACCGAAACACGCTTTAAAGCCGCCAATAAGTCATTTCTTTTTAGAACTACTCTCTTGGGCTGATTTTGAGGAATGACCGCACGGTAATTGGGATATCGTCCTTCTATCATTCGGCACACAAGCCGATAAGAGTCAAAATCAAACTGAACATTAGTTCTATTCACTTTTACTTCCAATTCCAAGCAATCTTCCGGAACCAGATTGGAAAGCAATTTTGCAAACTTGCTCGGAAGAATAAATCCGGCGCGTTCCTTACGTGTATATGAAGCCGGCAGTTCAACCATTGCCAACCGACTGCCATCTGTACCGACATAAGAAGTCTTTTCCAAATCTATGTCAAAATAGACTCCGTTCATCGTAGGACGAAGTTCGTCATTTGCACTGCAGAACTGAACTTGGCGAACCCCATACAGCAAATCATTACCTGATAGCAGAAACGAATGACTACTATCATCAATATTCATTTCCGGATATTGCTTGCCATCCTCAATAGGCATGGTGAATTTTCCGTTTGCATACTTGACTACCATTTCCTTTTCATAAATGGAAATGGTTAAAGGCTGTTCGGACATTTCTTTTAAACCATCTAATAATGTCTTGGCACTTGCCAGAAAAGAACGGTTTACGAAATCCGCCTTGCCATCCACATTGGTAGATATGCGGCCACCTTCCTCACCGGCCATTACTTGAATAAAGCCTGATTCGTCAATGACAAACAAAAAATTGTCATAAGCCGGCAATGTGTTCTTTGGCTGAATGATTCTGCCTACTGATTTCAGTTTGTCTAATAATGCTGTTTTTGAAACAAGTATTTCCATGTGTCATTTGTTTTATGGCACATAGCAAAGAGAAGAATGTGTTAGAAGTGAAAATGCTGTTTTCAACATGTTATAAACAGCAAAAGCCGGATAAATATAGTATTTTATCCAGCTCGTAACCAATTGCTCGGTGCAAATATAGAAAGAGTTTATTTCACAACAAACTTTTTCAGACTTTTTTATTCATTTTTCTTCAAAAGGTCCAAAACAGCCCTATTTGCCTTGTCGCAAATGGAATAATCAATATCAATATAGATATCCGCCATTTTAAAATCATTGTTCACGTGCCCAAGGCAAAAATCAACATCCGCTTTGGCTATCCCGGCTTTATTTCTTGCTATACTTGCCCAACTATGGCGGGCCCAGTTAGTCGTGATACTGAAGTCCAAATTCAAACTTTCACAAATATTTTTCAGGCCCTTGTTTACTGCACGCATGAAATTATTCAAATTACAATAGTTTGTATGGAAATACGACAGGAAATATCCTTCGGAATACCTATCCAATAAGCAGCGAAGCTCTGGCTCTATCTTAATAGATAGTGGGATTTGTTCATAATGTCTTTCTGTATTAGTCTTAGAACGTCTATATTCTATCCTTCCTTTGCATTCACCCGAAAGGCGGTAGAGATCATTTATATTAATGCCCATCATATAATACATCATCATAAAGACATCTCTCGCCATATTAGTACGTTGTTTGTCTGATTGAAAATCACGTATTTTTCTTATAATTTGCAAGGGTATGCTTTTTCTTTTACGCCGATATATAGGAATAGGCACTTTCTTAAAAGGATCTCCTGGTATTCTTATAATATCATGGTCCTCGTTATTATATACCAACTTCGCTTTGTTATATAAGGCTCGTATCCCTCTCATATAGTTACTAATAGTTCCAGGTTCCAATGGGTGCCCTCCCGGTCCTTTAACAGAAAGTGTCTGGATCATCCCATTCAGCATAGCGGACGTAAGAGACTTTACATCCAGTTTATCTTTCTTTATATACCAACATAAACAAGCCAGTGATTGTGCATACCATTCCGCTGTCTTTGACTTGGATATATTAGCTATAACTCCTTTTGCAAAAGAAACAAAATCAATAAACTCTGAATCCGGAGCAGCCATCCTAAGTATCTCCGCTTTTAATTCAGGACAATCCATTCTTGTTGTTCTTGAGTTGCCCAATCGAATATATGCGCCACGATATCTTTGTATTAACCCAGTTATTTCATAGTTTAAGTTTTCATTATCGCCAGATAGTGACGATATTGTACCATCCGCATTCATGAAATCTGGTTCTATAAAATATTCAGTAGGGATATACTGTGCCGAACCATTATGATAGATTCTTACTTTTATATTGGTGGTCCCATCTTTTTTAAGATGTCTTCCACCATGAAAAATCACTGCTTTAAATGTTGCCAT